TTTATAATCTCCCTTAGATTCTATTAATGCTATACTATTTCTAAAAATATCCCATTGTTCGGCATTAGCACCAATTCTCTTATAAAGATCTGAAGCTGCAACAGCACCACCAGCAGTGTTTGGTTCGCCACCAGCGCCATCATCAGTACTAGAGCCATCGCCATCAGTAGATGAACTTTGTTCCATTACTTTATCATAAGATGGGAATGAAATTGATGTTAAGTCTTTAATTATTCTACCTTTAGCCCATTCTACAAGTCCTTCAGAAAATGAACCTATAAGTTTTTTATTAAATCCAAAAATTTGAATTTCATCATCAGATAAAGCTCTTCCAATAGAAGAACCTATTTGTTGTGCAGCAATATCAGTTCTTGTCTTCTTAACCTTTTCTCCAATTGCAATATCAGCTCCGAGTTGGAGTAGTTCACCAACGAAAGAGCTAGTATTTAATTTATCTCTAATTTCGGAAAAAACATTGAGGTGCTTTTCATCTTTAAAAATATGTTTCTGAGCATTTTCCTTTGTTACTGAAGAAAGTTGTGCCGAAGATTCTGCTTGTTTAGCTTTTACATTTTGCCCAGATCTTCTTGCCTGTGCAGCTGCACGAGCTGCTGAAATACCACCACCACCTCCAGCAAATCTTCCTTGAACAGGTACTTCTTTATCAGCTGCAGATTGTAGTCCCGCCATTCTGGAATAAATTGCCTTTCCTGCCCAATCACCAACCGCACTTCCAATCCCCGCACCAACCCAAGTTCCAACATAAGGAATAGGAATTACACCAGTTCCTATTGCACCACCAATTGCAGCACCTAAACTAGCACCAGCAGCACCTGCTATTGCTCTATCAATTCTTTCTCCCATCGCAAGATCAATTCCAATTCCAATAAGTGCTCCCACAAAAGGAACTCTTTTAAACATCTTAGATAAAAATTTGAATCTTTTTAAGACATTTGCTGCTCTTCCTGCTGCGTTTGCTGCTTTTCCTGCCAATTTTGCTGCTGCAGGAGCAACTTTTTGGGATGCAAATTTACCAATATTTTTCGCAGCTTGAGTTCCTGCTTGTCCTAATACTTTTTTAGCTAAATTTTTGATTGGATTTTTAACTAAATTGATTATAGCAATCCCTGCCTTCTTGAATAAATTTCCAAGAACATTAGATGCCTTTAGTAATAATTTTCCAATCAACCTCGCAGGAGGTCCTAATATTTTTCTAGTTAGTGATGCTAAAAATCTTATTTGTCTTGGAAATAATCGTGTAAGAGTTATTATCCCAAGCCTTAATTGCTGTAAAGGATTTTGCAATCCTTTAGTAATATCTTCAAAAATTTTAATAATTTTTGGAGCATTATTAAGCAGCCAAATAACTAAGGATCCAAGAAGAATATTTGAAATATAATTCCAAATCATATCTAAAAATCCAGGTCCTTTAATACCTTTTATTGATTTTGATTTTTTAGATTTTTTTGGTGCAGACTCTAACTTTTCTTCTTTTTGAGCACGCTTTGATTTTTCCTTCTCTTTTCTCAGTAAAGAATTATTTTTTAGAGTATTTGCTAAATTAGCACTAGATATTTTTTTTATATTGATTAGATTATCTTTTATTTTTTCAAGTTCTTTTAATAATTCATCACTATTATCCTCAGATTTTTTTTCCTTTTTATCATCAATGTTTGATATTAAGGACAGCTTACTAACATCAATTTTTTTAGACTTAATTAAAGCACCACCGCTAGATCCCCCACCTCCTCCAGAACCACTTCCAAAAATCCCACCTCCATTATCACCACCGTCAGATTTTTTTACTAAACCGCCGCCCTTATTTTCATCCTTTTTATTCTCAATAAAAGATTTTGCCTTTTCTTTTGCAACATCTTGCACTTTATCCTTAGCAAGATCTTTTGCACTTTGAGAAATTCCACTTTTTATTCCCTGAGAAGCTGCTCCTCTTGCTGCTCCTGCTGCCAACGTTCTTCCTGCTCCGAGTAGTAAAGGTAACATTTATTTTTCCTCCTACATTCCCCAGATATTATAAATTGAAGAAGTGGAAACTATATTAAGTTGAGTTTCGTCATATGATTTAAAAGATACTAAAGGAGTCGTTCCAGTTTTTGTAACTCCAGTTTTGGGGGCGTTATTACCATTAGATCCTTGTCCCATCATCGGCAAAACAGTCGTTGATGATTTTGTTTCTGGAGTTCCTGGAATTGTTGGTTGATTAACTGGTTGTATTAAATTTTGAGTCAAAATAATTGGACCTTGTGAAACTGCCCTTTCACTAGCTTGTATAACTCTTTTTTCTACTTCATCACGAGAAAGACCTTCTGCTCTTGCTGCTTCCCTTGCTGCTTGTGCCGCTTTAAATACATGAGGCATAGAAGCAGCAGTTTTAGTTGGGTCTAGTATAGATCTTGGAGTTATTTCATTACTGGAAGAAGTTGAAGGTCTAACAAATGAAGTCATTTTATTTGAAGGCTGTATCTCAGCGCCGCCACCTTTACCTTGTAGTGAACCTGCTGGTGGGGGTAATACTGGAGCAGGGGGAGGTGAACCTGCTGGTTGAGTAGAAGTTGATTTATTAGTATATGCTCCACTTTTTACTGCCTGAAGATATTTTTCATCTACCTCAGATCCTGCTATACTAAAGTTCGAATCTAAGAAACTATAGTCAGTAGATTGTTCGGATGTAGATGTAGGTGTAGGTATAGGTGTACCCAAATCATCAACAGCATGTCCATGATGGACCTTATCAGCAACTACTTCTTGAGTTCTAAAGTTTGCAGGCGCAGCTCCAGGTCCATCACCAGGCATAAGATCAGTTCCATCAGATTTTGGCATCGAGAAACCCGTGGCTTTTAATGCAGCATACTCTTTGGGATTATTCACATTTAATCCTTGACTTTTTAATTTATCATAATCTAGTTTTTTATTATTTGCATATGCCAAGTTTGCCTGATATGATCTAGTATACCAGAACCAAACATCGGAATTTTCGTGTGGAAGTAATGTTATACTTTTTGGATCTATTATTCCAGCATTTTCATATAAAGAAAACCAGTTTTTTGCATTTGTAGACGCTAAAACTGATTGTCCTTCTGGACTCTTAACATTTACACCAGTTAATTTGTCATTAAAACCAAGGAAAGAACTATTGACCAATTTATTAATTTGTTTTATAACATAAACTGGTTGTCTAGTTCCTCCTTTCAATTCATACTTTAAAATATAACTTTTTGGATTTTTTTCTCCAACCTTTATATAAGTAGTATCTTTAGTATTAGAAATATATGTGTTTGGATTCAGCACCCTACCATCAGCAGTCTTTTTCGTTGTAGGTGCTGAAGATGGTAATTTTAATGATGTATCCGCAGATTGTGAACTTGCAGGTGGTGTAGGTTTTATACCACCAGGAGATGAACCAGATGATCTACTTCCACCCTGTCCGTGAGCACCAACACGACCACCTGTATTCATTGCTTCAATCTTAATGTCGCCCATAGTGGCAACTTTTCTTTGATTTGTTCCTCCAAACAATCTATTGACACTATTCAAATAATCTTCACCACCCAAAAAGTCTACCGCACCAGGTTTTAATACATATTCATCCAAAGATAATGCAGTCAAGTATTGATCTGGGCCCAGTCCAGATATTTTTGTATTAACCGTATCTCTGTTTACAACTCCTCCTTCATTGGAAACTTTATCATTTCCAATATCCGGTGTCTTTCTATTTTGAGGTTTTATAGATCCACCTACATTTTTAATAATTACTGGTTTGGTAGGTGTAATAGGACCTCCACCAAATCTAACATTAATTTTAGGAGATGGTTGCTGTTGATTTGGTTGTTGATTATTTTGTCCTGTTATGTCTGGAGGAGTAATTTGAGGCATAGCAGGAATGTTTGGAAGCACTCCGCCATTAGGATCTGGTATCTGTGGAGATCCTGGTATAAATTTCAGAGCATTATTTAATAATTGTATAAATCCGCTTATTGCAGAATTCATAGAATTGATAAAAGTTCTTACAGGTTTGACAACAAAGTTATCAATAAACTGAAGAACATTATTAAAAAATCCTACAATACCATTAATTAAATTTTGAATGGGTTGTAAAAGTTTTTTAGGATCTTTTATAACATTAAGCAACCAAATAACTAATGAACCCAAAAGAACATTCATTATAAAATTCTTAATAGTATCAAATATACTAGTAAATGGTTTTACTATGTTTTCTAATATTTTTGACCCTGAATCTTGTTTTTTTGCTTCTAATTTACCTTCTTTTGAAGATTTCTTTTCCTTATCACCCTCTATTCTAGATTTTTCTTGAGATTTTTTATTTGCTTTTGCTTGATTATTGAATACTTTTAAAATATCTTCTGTTAAACTTCTTATTTCTTTTACAATATCAAGAAGAGAACCATTCAGAAATTTCTCTATACTTTCAATTTTTTCTGAATTTTTATCTACTTCTGGTTCCTTCTCCGGTTCTGGTGGTTGATATTTTGCTAAAGCACCTCCAGAACCAGGCAGTAATTTTGCAGCGTCTGTAATTGGTTTTTGAGTTGTTCCCTCTTCCTGAGGTTTTTTGTTGAAAAAGGAATCTGCATTTATTGTTTTTTTGGGAGCAGTAAATGTAGATTCCTTTAAATTTTTTACTCGCTTATATTCATCAGTAATTTTCATCGCCTGTTCTGATGAAAACTTACTATCATTCATTCTTGCTTCGACCATCTTCTCTTTGAGAAGAGTTAAATATTCTTCTTGATCAAAGTCGAAAGTATCCTCTAACCCAAGAATTTCGGCAATTTCTGGATCTACTTCTTCTATTTGTTTTTTGGTAGGATCCTCGACTGCCATAAATTGCTAACTCTTTTGTTGTTGTTTTTGTCTTTCTTCTTCCAGATGTTGTTCCAACAAAGTCACATAAACATCGCGTTCCCACGGCATCATGTTTTCTATTTCAGTCAATGAATATTTATGATACTGAATCAAGGCAAAATTTAACTTATAGTAGTTAGCAAGGTCCATATGGACCATGGCTACCCGAAAAAACTGGATAGTCCCTGAAGAACAATTTCACTTTCAACTTTAGTATTTGGATTTGTAATTGTAGTTGAATAATATAGTTTTGGCATTGTTTCAAAAAACTTTTCAATTTGCTTAAATTGGGAAGAATTCATTTGTTCCAAAAAGTCTACTAATTCTTTTTTGGTAACATCGGAAGCAGACCAAACTTCTTCTTCGTTATAAATTTTATCAATACAAGAAACAATCAAATCAAAAGATTGTTCCATACTATTCTCACCAGAAGAAAAATCAAAATTATTCTTGATAAATTGATCTAATGATGGGTATTTCATTTCCATCATTAAATTACTATCAACTTTTATTTGATTTGTATGCTCATCTTGTCTCTTAATTACAATTTCATCAATTCCAATCTGTTTTTTAACCGTTGTTTCTCCATCATCTGGACAAATTAGATTGACTTCGATTTCTTCTCCAACCGACTTTCCTCTAATATTAAGAAACAAATATTCAATATCAAATGTAGGAAGAGATTCGACTTTAATTCCTTTTGTCTGAATACAATTCTTAATTACAGTTTTAATTGCTGTTGTAATTTCTTTTGTATCTTCACTTTCTAAGGCAAGAACTAAAAGTTTTTCTTCTCTTACTAAGAATGGTCTATATTTGATGTTTTGTGATGTGGATGGCAATTCCAACTCATAAGTTGGTGTAGAAATCTTTGGTAATGGCATAATCTCCTATACAATTCAGGTACTTTATTTATTAGGCCAAATCAAAAGTTCCAGGAGTTCCAAAATCACCAATCGAATTAGCTGGATTGGACCCAACTGATTGAATTGGGTTTATATTAAATCCAAGATCTAACTGAGAAAGATTGGTAAAATCTGTATAACTACCACCAGGTCCAAAAGCATAATTGGACTGAGCACTTTCTATTGTTGATCCGACATTTGGTCCAAATACATTACTATTTGATTGTGCTTGTTGTAAAGGGTTAAAAGCATTTCCGGGGTTTCCAAGAACACCAGAACCTTTATATGGATTAAATGCACTATTAACTACATATCTCTGGTAAGAAAATGAAACAGTAACTTTAAGTAGTTGACTTTCATCATAGGAAACTGGAATTGAAGTCAAACTTATTGGAAATGCTCCAACAAAAGTATATCCCAATTTATATTTTGGATTTTTTGATGATACATCCTTTTCAAATTTAAGTATATTGATATTTGTTTTATATGAAGATGGATAAGTCATCCTATAAAAAGTCGTTGGATCAAGATACTCATCCTGACCAAAATAACTACCTTCTCCAACAATGAAACTTATCCATCCTAAAAAATATTTTAAAGTGGCATATCTATAATCAACATAAAAGGTCAGATCGATTGTATCATCAAACATCTTCCTATATGCCATTTTCTCAGTAGAACCATGGTAATCATTATTAACCTCATGAGTCGCTAAATTAGACCCAGGAAGACTTGCTTCACAACATGATAGATTAAAAGCTTCTTGATCAGATATTAAACTTACATCTACAAAATTATTTACTGCGGAATTTGTTAAAACTTCAACTGAATATACTGAAGTTTGTGCTGGGTGCAATAACTTCTGCTTGATTTCCGACACTTTATAATGTCTAGCTAATGCCATAGCACTGAAATAAATAGTTTTTACTTATATATTATGTAGTTGAAAAATGGCAGATAAATTTCATAAAGGAAGATTTCATCCACAAAACCCAGAAAAATATAAAGGTGATATTAGAAATATAATATACCGAAGTTCTTGGGAACTTAAATTTATGAAATACTGTGATAGAAAAATTGATGTACTGGAATGGGGAAGTGAAGAATTTTTTATTCCTTATGTTTCACCTATTGATGGTAGAGTTCACAAATATTTTCCAGATTTTTTTGTTAAGTTAAAAGAAACAAATGGTCAGATAAAAAAATATGTAATTGAAGTCAAACCAAAAAGTCAAACAAAAAAACCAATTAAAACTCCAAGAAAAAGAAATAAAACTTTTATTACTGAAGCACTTACTTATGAAAAAAATATTGCTAAATGGAAAGCAGCACAAGAATGGTGTCAAGATCGTATGCTAGAATTTAAGATTATTACAGAAGACGAATTGGGCCTATAAATAAAAAGAAATAACTTATAAAGATATAAGTAATACCTAATGGCTCAACAAATAACTTCTTCTCTGCCTTGGAAGAAATTGCCAACAAAAATTCTAGTCAATGCTGAAACTGGTCAGTCTGAAGTTTTTATGGTAGGAGGAGGTTTGTTTGGACAAGATGTAAAAGTCGCAGAAGTCGGTGCTAACAATGCTTGGGTTGTTACGGACCCATTAGCATTATCACAAAGATATAATAGTGCTAATGGAACTAAGTTAACATCAGTACAAGTTCAAGACACATTTCTACTTGATGGAACAAAAGTATTCAATAATGAAAGAGCAGCAATTATAAACAAAAATTCTCCTTATAACACTAAAACATTTTTATCAACTAAACAAGATCCAGTTCCTGGAGTTGTAAACCCAGCAACAGGAACAAAACCAGGACAAACTTCTCAAACAACTGCTCCAGCACCACCAGGACCTGGACCAAATTCTGATCCTAATGTAGGAACAGCAACTACATCAACCACATCAACTTCTACTCCAGCTCAAATAAACACGAATATTGGAAGTAGAAAAAATTTATATCCAAAGAAAAATTTATATTACCCAGTGAAAAGAAAAAATGAATTTGGTGGAGATTTTATAAAATTTGAAATATTGGACTATAAAAAATCTGGACTAGGCAGTCCTCAAGCTGTTGCTGCAGGGTCTTTAGCTCTTCCTGGAATGGAATATAGAAAAAGGGATGTTTTAGCATCTATTTTCTTACCAATTCAAGCAGGTATTGTTGAAGGAATGTCCGTTGATTGGGGAGGTGGAGATTTGAACCCAATTACCGCTGCTTTTGCTAATGCCGCATATCAAATTATGGGACAGGCAGGAGCAGACCCAGGAGCAATGTTTAGTGCAACTCTTAATCAAGCAGAATCTCTTAAAAAAATGTTACAGATTGGTGCTGGCGGTGAACTTCAACAATTAGCACAAAATTACTTCACGGAAAAAGCAGTTTCAACTCAAGGTCTTTTGTCAAGAACTTTGGGAGGAGCAATTAATAACAACTTAGAACTTCTTTTCAATGGTCCTATGTTAAGAAGTTTTACTTTTAACTTTAAATTGACTCCAAGAGAGCCAGATGAAGCATTAATGATTAGAGACATTATAAGATACTTTAAAATGAGTATGGCACCTTCTCTGTCTAGTGCTCAATTATTTTTATTGGCACCCAATGTTTTCAAGATATCATATGTTTATACTGGACAAGGAAACTTGGATGATAAGCATC